AACAGAAAGGAGCTTAAAGATGGAATTAGTGACGTGTGAAGAGTATGCGAAAAGCAGAGGATTACCAGTAGTTACAGTTAGAGGTTATTGCCGGAACGGGATTATCCCACATCTTCGGATTGGCAGGGCGTATAAATTAGACCCTCCGCTGGTTGATGAAGCTTTATCAAAGGTCATGCATGAAAATATGGAATACCGCCCTAATGGTATAAAGCGAAATAATCAGCGAAGAAAAAATTTTGATTTTGATTTTGAAGCAGCATTAAAAGCGTTGTAGGAGGTGAGAAAATGAAAAACAAACGGCTGGAATTGATCAAGGAAAAATTAAAGTCCGTATATCTAAAATCAGTCAATGCAACTTTAAAAGTCCTTGACGGCATAGCAAGATATCCTGGCACTTGCATTGTAGGAACAGCAGCAGTATTAACGGCGTTAAGAATTTGCTACATTTCGGGGGTAGCAGAAGGGCGGGGCTTATGATTAGAGATTTTACCGTAGCAACTACTGCAATATTTGTCGGAACATACATTGCTATTATGGCTGCTGTAGTGACTGTAGGGGTGTTGAGATGATAGGCAAAAGAAAAAGAGCTACCGAAGTAGCAGCTTCGATAGCTCAGGGTGGACATGTAAATTTTACTAGGTTTAGCGTCCACCTTCATTTTAGCAAAAGAATTGGAGGATTGCAAGCATGGATAATTTTGATGATTTAGTATATTCGATTAGATATGAATTAGATGCAATGCAGGAAAATCTGAATAACACAGATGATTTGGACGGAAGCGAAGCTAAAGTAAATGTTTTGCTGAAATGGATTAAAAACAGTGCAAATACGATTGAAAATAAAATTGAAGATTGGGGCGTGTAAATATGAAACTTTATGAAATTAATCAACAATTAGAGCGGTTGCTAGAACTTGATACTGAAAGAATGGTAGATACTGAAACAGGTGAAATATTGACTGCCGAGGATATAGATCAGTTGAAGATTGATAGAGTAGAAAAGATTGAAGGCTGCCTTGTGGTTTACAAAAACAAAATGGCAGAAACAGCAGCCATTGAAGAAGAAATTAAAAGGCTGACGGAAAGAAAAGCTACCTTAAAAAATAAGGCGGAGTGGTTAAAAGGTTATGTAGCCTACGCTTTAAAGGGTGAAAAATTTGAGACTCCCAAAGGCGCAGTCAGCTACAAAAAAAGTGAGACAGTGGAAATTACCGATAAGGAGAAGCTGCCGACAGAATTTTTGAGAGTTGTTACATCAACATCACCTGACAAAGCGGCTATCAAGGCTGCGATCAAAGCTGGCAGTAAGATTGATGGGGCACAGGTAGTAGAGCATCAGAATGTGCAGATAAAGTGAGGTGGAGGACATGATTGATATATATACAAACTTAGCAACCCCGCCTACAGATGCTTTGAAAACAATCCAAGCAGGTAATCTAAGGGGAAAAAGTGATATAAACCCACAATGGAAGATTGAAGCTATTACTGCTCAGTTTGGCTTGTGTGGTATTGGGTGGAAATTTGAAATTTTAGATAAGACTATATATCCATTAGAGGATAAACAAATATTACTGTATATGACTGTAGCTTTGTTTATAAAAAACGGTGAGAGTTGGAGCGAACCTATCATTGGTTGTGGGGGCGACTTCATTGTTCAAAAATATAAAACTGGACTTACGGCAAATGACGAAGCCTTTAAGATGTGTCTTACTGACGCACTTGGTAATGCTATGAAAAACATAGGTGTTGCAGCAGATGTGTATCGTGGTTTTTGTGATGGTAAATATAGTGTTCGAGAAAGACGGCAATCTGTTGAACCATCAACCACTAAAACAACAAATAATGTAGAAGCACCTACACCAATCAACAAAACAAAGCCTGCTTTTCCTGATGAAAATACTGGTCCGCAGTTTTTGATGTGTCAAGAATGTACGGTTGAAATTAGCAAAAAAGTACATGATTATAGCGTGCAGAAATTTGGCAGGCCACTTTGTATGACCTGTCAAAAGGCAGCAGCAAAATGAAGCTGACAGTTAAAGGTTTGCAGACGTTAAAAGGGATGGGATACATAAATTTAGTAGTACCTGTCCCTTTATCAGAGGAAGAAGAAATCAATAAAATCGATCCTGAAAAGCAGTATGTTGTAGAGGTCAAGCAATGGCGTAAAGGGCGTTCTAACGATGCTAATGCAGCTCTGTGGCTTATTTTGGGTGAAATGGCTGCTAAGCTACGGACCAGTAAGGATGAATTATACCTAGAAATGTTATCACGCTATGGTGTATTTACTCACGTTGTAGTAAAGCCAAATGTGGTTGACAGGGTAAAGGCTGAATGGCGGACGGTGCTGGAACTGGGCGAGGTTACGATCAACGGACAGAAGGGGATACAGTTACAGTGTTACTTTGGTTCGAGTGCCTATGATACACAGGAGTTTACAAGGCTGCTGGACGGAGTAATCAGCGAAGCAAAGGAATTGGGCATAACACTTATTTCCGATGCTGACAGGGCACTTATGCTTGCAGAATGGGGTAAATAAAATGTCTAAGAGTATTATACAGAAAGAAAAATATTGTTACCTATCTGGAGCGCAAAATGTGCCACTTGAGGAGCATCATTGTTTCTTTGGTCCGTTACGAAAAATTAGTGAAAGATACGGCTTTAAAGTTTGGCTTACCCCTGAATATCATAGAGGGAAGAATGGTCCGCATCAGGATAGGCAAACAGATTTACTGCTGAAAAGGGTATGTCAACGTAAGTTTGAAGAAACTCATAGCAGAGAAGAATTTATGGAGATTATCGGAAGAAATTATTTAGATTAGAGGATTGACGGCATGAGCGGATATTTCAAGCTTTATAGGGAGCTATTAAATAAACCAATATGGCTGAACAGCTCAAATGAACAGAGGGTTATATTAATAACCTTGCTGGCTATGGCGAACTGGAAAGAGACTGAATGGGATTACTATGGTGAAAAAATCAAGCTCAATCCTGGTCAATTTATAGCAAGTGCGCCAGCCATAAAAGAAAGATGTAATTCGTCTGAGGTTACAATAATGAAAATTAGGACTGCTTTAGAACGGTTTGAAAAACTCGGTTTTTTAACCGTCAGTTTAACAGGCAAGTCAACAAAGAGCGGAAAGCTTATGACCATAGTAAACTGGCGGCTTTATCAGTCCAACGAAGAAGAAGATAACCGGCAGGATAACCGACAGAATAACAAAGAGATAACCGACAGACAACCGACAGATAACCGACACATAAAAGAAGAAGTTAAAGAACTTAAAGAAGATAAAGAAATAAAGAATAAGGTGTGCGTGAACGAGCAAATCCAAAATCCAATTCAGGTTAACGAAAAAGAAAAAGGCTTTGAGTTATTTTGGGAATTGTATCCGTCGAAACGGAAAAAGCCTGTTGCAAGAATAGCATGGATGAATATGCGTGTACACTCTGAAGAACAGTATGCATTGATTAATTCTGCTGTTGAGCGATACAAAAAAACTAATCAGTGGCAGGAGGAAAACGGAAGGTACATACCTGATCCTGATACTTTCCTGCAGGATGAACGCTGGACGGATGAAATCAAATTGCCGGAAGCAGTGCAAGCTGCTGACAAGGAAGCCCAAGAGAAAGCCGAATGGATCGCAAAGAACAAGGAGCGCTGGGCAGCGATACCTCCGGAGAAAAGAAAGTACAGGCTGGCTTGTTTTATGGGGCTGGACTGGGAAGAAGTGAGGGATATGCCGTATGTTGGAACTTAGAGAGATAACGGCAGCTTATGAAGTGTGGCAGGCGGCGGGACTAAAGCCGAACTGGGGAAGCGAAGATGCAAAAAAAGCTATCGAAAGGCAAACCCTGGAGCGGTATAAATACACAGACATTGAGATGTGGGGCGATACTGTTGATTATATCGCTGATAATAATAAATATTGGCCAACATGGGCAGATATTAATAATACCTTATCCATCCTACAGCAAAATAAAATTCGCGAAGAAAAGAAAGCTATTGAGCGTAATTCTAAAGCGGCAAATGAGTTTGTGAAGAAGCTATTTGCTGACCTTGCTGCTGGTAAAACATTTGGTGAGCTACGGCAGCCAATAAGCGATAAAGTTAGAGCTGCAGCAAAGAGGATTTTCCCTGACGCCGACGATAGCTTCTTGCAGCGTAATTACAACGATATCAACTTCATCGCAGACGTTGACCGAAAATGCGCTGAATGCATTAACACTGGTGATTGCCCGTACAGTGGACACCAGCCGTTTTTGAGGGTGGACGAAGAAAGCGGATTTACTTATGTGGTCGCTGATCGTGAACGGTGTTATAAATATCACCCGTTAGTGCCTGATGTAACACCTAAACAGTCAACACGTCGTCAAGGTGATTTAACTAAAGTTTGATTATAAGGAGCAAGGTAACTATGAAAAAGTATGAATTAACAGCAGAGTTTATAGAAAAATGGGGCAAGAAATTATTTAGGATTAAGGCTTTAATCAGCTTTGGGAGTGTTGAAGCTGGTGAACTTGGCGGATACGTAGAAAAAGAGGATAACTTAGCGCAGATTGGCGACGCTTGGGTGTACGGCAACG